CAAAGGTTATGTCATCTAATTGGGGGATAAATCCGAACTTTAAGTCTCCTCTTTTAAATGTTGTTTTGAACTTTGGCTTTTGTTCAAAGAGCTTATTAAGATGTGATATGATTTTAATAATTGAAGAGTGCTTTATGTTTAAAACTTCTTTTAAAGATATATTACAGAATATCTCTATCATTTTCTGCTGTAGAAACAAACTATCTTCATTGTCTTTTGAAATCTTTAAGAACTTTTGGTATTGCTCTAAAGTAATTTCTGCTAGAGTTTCAGGCACTAAGATTTTAACTTTCATACTATATGTACGCTAAAATCAAAAACTGTACTCCACCCTATTTCAAAAAAAAACCCTTAACCAGTGTTAACCAGTTAAGGATGTTTAAATTAAAAAAAGTTAAGAGCCAATCCTCTAAGCAAGAAAATACAGCTAATAGCCTTAAGCGTTAAAACTTTGAGCGTCACTTTAAATATACAAAATTTTTAAATATTTTACAATTAATAAATAGGTTAAAGTAGGTTAAGTTAACCTCCCCTATATTGTTTTTATTAATAATTTATTTTAGAGATTGTTTGAGAATGGTTTCTACTGTATTGTTTATAGACCTATTTTCTTTCTCAGCTTTAATCTTTACTTTGTCTAGAATCTCTTTGTCAAATCTAAAGCTTAATCCATTATACTGACTTAATATAATGGGCATACCCACAACAGACTTTATTTTAGATTTACTACAAGCGTACTTAAAAGCTTGTTTAATTGTATAATCTTTAACAGCTTGTTTGTCTTTAGCGTATCTAATTCTATCGTTAACCTTATCAAAATAAGAATTTAGAGTGCTGGCGCTTTTGTTTTGCTGATCATTATTATTTAAATAAGAAAGTCTTTGAGTTTTTTTATCCCAATGATCTTTGTTTATTTCAATATCTGGAATATAATAATCCCCTATATATTTTCTACCATCCCAGCACGTAATTTTCATACGAACCATGCCGTTTGCTAATTTTCGAGAATGTGGAATTAAACTTAGTCTCATTGCTTTGTACTTGTATGTATATGCTTACGTAATTTACAAATATAGCAATTTAATTATTAGCAATCAAACGCTGTTTTTATCTGTTTGTTTAATCTTTTTTAATAAAAGTGATATTCTCCTCTATTAGGGTTTTCAAGTTCCATCATAAGTGCATACCTAGCGGCATCAATACAGTCAGGATGTGCGCCTGTAGGCTTTTGCAAGTCATTGCCTTCTTTATCTTTTGCCCATATATAACCCTGAAGCTCTTTAATTAGATTCTTGCTTCTTCTAGTTACATAGATTTCATTTTGGTTCATTAGGTTCAAACCATAGGCTATTGAATCCCTCCCTTTTGTAACTCCATAAACTCTATGCCCATAGTTGTTAAGTTCAGAAATACATTTTGGAGATGCTGAATCTGCATAAATGTTCTCTTTTACATTTTGATTAGTTAGAAATAAGCTAATGTCTCTATTGTGCATTCCTTTTCTACAGAGCAGCTCATCATAGATATAGGCATTATTCCATTTGTATAATCTTATATATGACGAGCTGTCTACAGAATAGCCAAAATCCATGCCTCCACAGAGCAATCTTGCATCTACTGGAATCTTATCTATCTCTTTCCAGTCTGGAATACAGACTCCCTCTAAACTTCCTATTTCTCCTAGTCCGTAAACTTTCCACCAGTTAGACCAGTAAGTTGAAGTCTTCCCTTTTTCTTTTGCTTTCTCTATTTCTTTGACTATTGATTCTGGCAAGCTGTCATTATCTTTATAGGTTAAAGTAAGAAAGTCAGTATCTTCTTGACCTATCAGTTCTTTATCTACCCAGAATAGATTAGCAGGATTGTAGTCTAGCCAAATGTCTCCACTTGTTCTAACTGCTAATTGTTGGTAGGCATCAAATGGCACATTGTTACATTCATTGATATATAAGTCTGTTCTTCTTGCTCCCCTTAGTTTGTCTGGTTGATCTGTTGAAAAGAACTCAATGTAAGAGCCATTACTAAATTCGTATTTTAAGGTGCTTCTATTGAACTTTCTTTCTTCATATCTATTCAGACTTTTAAGTAGGGAGAGAAAGTCTTTTAAAGCTCCTCTACGCAAGTGTGGAATAGATTCAGATACTACACTAATCTCTTTGCCTTTGTTCTTAATAGCGTAATCTATTAAAAGAATTAATATAGCTATGGTCTTTCCTGCTGAAGAACCTCCTCTTATTATCTTAGTTCTGCTTTGCAGCTCCCTAAGTTTATTTAAAGCTAAGGTTTTAGTGACTTGCATCTAATCAATAAACAAAGGTTGATCTTCATTAATTGTTATGTCCTTAGTCTCTCTAGGCTTACCAGCATAGTAGTTGTAATACAATTGAACATATCTAAAGTCTTGATCTTTTAGCCCTTGTTCTAAAGCTTGAAACGCTAAAGGCTCTAAAGGTGTTAACCTTTCTATTAGTTCTATTTCTTCTATCTTAGGCTTTCTCCCTGAGTTTTCTCTTTTGCCTCCGTTTTTTTTTCTATTATCCATAATTGAAAAAGATTGATTAATCAATTCTTATATTATCATTTGGCAGTGGCACTTCTACATTAAACCACTCCCTTAAAAATTCAACACACTTAAAATGAAACTGCTCTTGTTCTATTGTAGAGTTATCAGTTGTTGATTTAGGTATCTGTATTATCTCAGCAGTTTCTTCATTTACTCTTTCTTCAAATAGAAACCTACTTTTAAAGAACTCATGAGCTTTCTCCTTAGACCACACTTCTCCCCATTCGTTATAAATAGCATTTACTGACATTGGAATTATTACTCCAAAGTAGAAAGCATTTTGAGGGGAGGATCTGTATTTTCTTTTCATCTTAATAATCACCTCTACTTCTTTCCCTTCAAAGTGTTTAACTGCATTGGCTATCATGCCTTTGTTTCTCACTAGCTTTCCACTGGAGACTCTTGACATGACAGCTATGCTATTCACTTCTTTTTATACTCTAAGTATAGTCTTTTCATTATGTTAACCATTTCTATAACACATGATCCGCATGAGCTTACTTCTCTTCTTGATGCTAGAACCCTATTATGTATAGAAACCATTTTAACCTGCTCTTGATGTGTTAGTTTTGATCTTCTAGTTTTATAGAAAGCATCTAACCATTTAAACTCATTGTCTGTTAAGCATTTTACATTCCTATAAGGAAATATCTTATTAAGCATTGACTTTCTCTCATCACATCCACAGTCTTCAATACCAACTGCTTTAGTTACTGTTTCAACTACAGCTTTAATTCCTGTAGCTTCTGTAAATTTTTCAATGCTGTCTCCAAGACCTTTAGATTTTGGAGCTGCTTTTTTTCTTGTTTTAGTTTTACGCTGTTTTGCCATAATAATATTCTTTTGCTATTTCTTTTTTTATTGTAAGCTTGGCTCTTTTCAATGTTTTAAATACTGCCTTGCTGCTTATTGTTGTTGCTGTGGATATTCTTCTAATACTAGGAATGTGATAAACGTATAGGTTTAACATCTTCTTATCATACCAATACATATTCTTAATAGTCTTTTCAATTTTATTAAAGACAACCTCCATTTGAGGCTTGGTATTGTTTTCTTCAGGTTTATCTATGACTCTGTTTATTACTTTATTTAAGGGGGTTGTTAGAATCTTCTTTTTCTTATGATCATCAATTAAAACACTTGAAATAGTTCTTAAAAAATATTTCTTATTAATCTTGCCATCTGCTTTATAGTATTTTATAGGATCAAAAGATTTACTTTTTAATATTCTTACATAAGCTTCTTGGACAAAATCTTCTGGGTTTTGTTTTTGATATGTAGATAAGGAATTTTTACAGGCATAAGCAATCCATTCCTTATGGTATCTGGCAATGTCAATGATTGTTTTATTCTTGGTCATTTAACTAAAACTAATTTTGCATTAGGTTCTAGTTCATCAAGTAGTGCTTCGGTTAGTTTCCATTTAAGTCTCCAGACATCAGTCTCGAAACCTTTAACTTCAACAAGCTCAATAGAGCCATCAGGATAAATTACTTTAAAGTCAATAAAATAATTACAAATTTTCTTTCCATTTACATACATTCTTAACGGATGCTGAGGTATGTACTCAGCTATCTCTCCTGCCTTAAGTCTCCATTCTAACTCCGCAGCATATTGAGCCTCTTTTTTACTATGGTAAGACCTTCCGTTAAAAGTTTGTCTTACTGCCTTATATTTATT